TCATTTCGTCGGCTTCACGACCTCGCCAACCCTGCGGTAAACCTTCTGCGTGATCTGCTTGTCCGTGTGCCCCAGCAGCTTGCTCGCGTCTTCCAGGCTGGTGATTTCGCTCGCCGCCTTCGGCCGGATATCGCGGAACTGGAACGCCTTGATGCGCTCCGCCAGCTCGGCCTTGCCCACCTTCTTGGCCTGGTCGCCTGCGGCCGTGCGCGCGGCCTCGAATCTGTCGCGCAGCATTTTCATTGTGAGCGGCTGGCCAACTTCCGTGCACACGAGTTCCCCGCTCATCGACTTTACCGGACGCGCCTGCAGGCGCTCTACGCACGCGCCGAGCTCCGTGAGCACGTCGTCGATCCTGAGTCGGATCCGCAGCGCGTGCCGCGTTTTATTCTGCCGCACGTGTAGTTCGTCGTTGCGGATGTCGTGCCGGCTCATCTTCAGCACGTCCGCCGGCCGCTGTCCCGACAGGTAGCTCAGGTCCATCGCATCGCGCAGCGCCTCGCTCCCGGCCTTGTAGACCGCGTCCCACACGTCTGCTTCCGCATAATAGTCGCGCGGCGTTTCTTTGTTCTTGCGCACTCCCCGGCATGGGTTGTCACGCTGCGTGAAACCCCATTCGCGCGCCATGTTGAAAACGTGCGAGAGCAGCGCGATCTCGCGGTTCGCCCGGACCGGCGCCGACCTGGCGTCGCGGTAGCGCGCGACGTCCTGCGGCCGGATGGCGTCTATCGGAGCGCTGTCGAACACTGGGCGCAGCTGCGACAGACAGAGCATGTTCTCGCGCTGGGTTGACGGCTTTTTCTTCGGCAGAATGTCGCGTATGTACTGGTCGAACGCGTATTTCATCAGCGACGCATCCGGGGGCGTCTCGACGCACTCCAGCTCGGCCCACTTCCTTTTCGCCGCGGCCAGGTCGGTACCGAGCGGGATCTCGACGCGTTTGCCGTCCGGATCCCGGCCGTTGTAGTAGTACCCAGTCCACGTCTTGCCTGACTTGAGCGTTCTCGTTCGCGCGAGCATGCGCGGCGGCAGCTTCCTGCCGCTGGTTTTCGGTCGCATTTCTTACCTGTTATCGAACCTTGGAAAAATCGGGTTGCCAGCCGGTCGTTTCGGGAGCCGCGAGCAGGGCCGGGTTGATCCCGGCCAGCTTCAGGCGCGCGTACAGGCGGCCGACTTTCGGCTCGCCAGCGCGGTTCCGGATAAACACCCAGCCATTTTGCGACAGCCAGTCGATCTGGTCGCCCTTACGGCTGCAACCGGAAATCTCCGCCACCTCGTCTGAGCTCAACGTTTCCGACGGCAGCTGCAATTCAAACATTGCGCTCATCACTTCCTCCATTTGTGTCGTGCGATGCCGCCTGGGCTGCGCGGTCGTCGACTTCCAAGATGATGCGGAAACCGATGCCGATCTTGCCGGGCGTGTGATGCGGCTGATACCAGCACAGATACCAGAAGGCGGTGCCGTCGTCGTCCTCGCCCTCTCGCTTCCAGCACTTCCCGTCGTAGGTGCCGGACGGGTAGCTGCGCGAATAGTCGGACAAGCTGGCAACCTGGCGCGGCGTGAGCAACACATGCGTGTCGTCCATAGGTGCCTCGCTGATGTCGGCCGGCTGGCGCCAGTGCTTGCCGAGCGGGTCGGTCATTGCCGGGATCATGCCGCCCCCTGCGTCTTGGATTGGGACATGGCGGCGTCGATGGCAGCGTCCAGCGTTTTGCCTTCAATGATGTTGTGATCATCGTCCAGCACGTCGAGTCCACGATGCGGCTGCGGGTCAGGGTGGCGCAGCCAGCGATACCGCGCCGCATCCTTCGCATCCCTTTCATCGTGAGCGGCTGTCTGGTCGCTCGCGCTGCCCGGGCCGCGCACGTTATGTAGACGCTGCAGCGCGACCACGGCGGCCTCAGCCTGGGCCCGCGCGTCGTCGAGGGCGTTGTGGTGCGTACCGCGCGCGCGGTCGACCTTCACGTCGGCCAACTCGTACAGCGTGCGGGTATCGCGCACAGCCCAGAACTTCCACGGCGGCGTCATTCCGCACGCCCGGTACGCGGCTTCGAGCAGCGGCGGGTCAAAGTTTGCGCCCTGGGCCCAAGGCCGCTCCGCCTCGACCAGGTTGAGCCAGGCCGTGAATTGCTCGAGCACGACCGGTAGCGGCTCGGCATCGTCGCGGAACGCCGCGGCGCGTGCGGCGTCGCTCTGCTTCATCCACCACGCCACCGTGCCCGGGTCGATCGTCAAGCCGGCCGCCGTGCACGATGCGAGCGAGATCGGCGCGTAGAACTCGTCGCCCAGCCCGGCCGGGCCGAACATCACGGCACCGATGCTCAGGATAACGGAGCCCGGCGTCGTGCCTAGCGTTTCGGTGTCGATCATGACGTCGGCCAGCTGGACGCCGGAGGGCGCTGTGTCGGCCCACGTCAGCGTGCCCGCCGGCCGCACGTCGTCCTTGCGGTGGTTTTCGTTTTTGGTATCAGTGCTCATCTCGTTCCTTGTCGGGTGTGGTGCGTTCTCATCTGAATTTGGGCCTGGCGCAGCTTCTCTTCGGCGCGGTGCCGCAGTTGCTGCTGCAGTTGCAGGTCAATGCGCATGATCGCGACCTGCTCGAACAGCGCACGCGCCATCTGCTCGTCGCTGCCGAAGAGGGCGCGCGTCTGTTCGAATGTGGCTGTCATGCGGCGGCCAGGGCAATCTGCTGCTCATGTACGAAGTTCGCGCGGATCAGCGCCTCGGACACCGGCGGGCACACGCTGTTGCCGCACATGCGCACTTGAGCAGACTTCGTCAGTGGTACGCGCGGCAACTTCAGCGGGTCAGCCGCAGCCTGCACGCCGTCGGCGAACAGCAGGGCCGGGTCCGGGATCTCCTCGATGACGTAGTCGGCCGGGAAGCCCTGCGCCAGGTACAGCTCGTGCGGCGCCAGCATGCGGAGGCCGATGTCGACGATCTCGTAATCCACGCCCTGGATCGTGACCAGGCCGAAGCGGTCCTTCGTCGTCACCGTGTGCAGCGGTTCCTCGAGGCGCGGGTCCTGATCGGCGCCGTAGTACTTCACGAGGAAAGCGCGCACCTCCGCGTGATGCTGCCCCCCGGCACTGACCGTGTGCAGCGGCTCGTCGACGGCGGCCGTGCTGCTCGTGCCGCGCAGCTTCACCAGCGTCGACGTCACGATGGATTGCTGCGAGCCGGACGCGGTCAGCGTCGAAACCGGGGCGTCAACCGGGCGGCCTGCCTTGACGCCGGTCCGTTCCTTGTTGTGCTGGGCCATGAACGCCGTGACGAGGCCGAGCGCGTGCGGTGCACCCGCTGGGTTCTCCTTCGGCCCGGCTGTGATGGTCGGTACCGGCTCGGCGAGTTCGCTACCGGTCGAGCCCGAGCGGAACTTCGTCAGGTGAGCCGACACCATGCTGAAATGCCCTCCCTTCACCTGTGCGCAGATCGTGCGCAGCGGCGCGTCCGCCGACATCACGCGCTGGTTGCTCGCGTTGGCATGCTCGTTCAGGAACGCGCTGACGAGGGCGTGTTTGCCGCCGCTGACGACCGTGCCGAGAGGCTTCTCGATGTCGAGCGCGCGCGGCGCTTGTCCATCGCGCTCGCCGTAGCCGGTCTGTACCAGCGTGGGCATCACCACGGCCCGATGATTCTCCGTTGTCAACGTCCCGAAGGGCTGCTCGGCCGATGTCGGCTTGCCGGCGTAGGCCGGGCCACCCGCCCCAACGATGAACGGCTTCTCGGCCTCGACGACGTACCGCATGATGCCCTTCGCGATGCGGCGCAACGTGGCGTCCGCCAGCGGGCGCTTGCGCTCGAAGATGCTCGGGCACGGCAGCGACCAGTCGATGCACTCGGCGGCCGTGCGATGCGGCTGCAGCAGGCCGGCCAGCACGCCGCGGGAATCCGGCACGCCATGCGTCGGCGCGGGCCAGCGAATCGGCAGGCCGTCGCGGCGCGCGACCAGGAAAAAGCGCTTCCGGATCGTCGGCGCGCCGAAGTCGCACGCACGCAGCTCGCGCCACTCGACGTGGTAGCCGTGCGCGCGCAGCTGGCGGACGAAGCTGTCGAACGTCTTGCCGCGTCGCGCTGGGTCAGGCATCCATTTCAGTTCTTCGACGTGCTCGCCCGTTTCCTTGTCGCGGTACCGGACCAGCTTCTGGATCAGTGGCCCCCACGTCTTGAACTCCTCGACGTTCTCCAGCATGATCACGCGCGGCTTGCACTTCGCGGCCCAGCGCAGCGCGACCCAGGCGAGGCCGCGGATGCGCTTCTCGACCGGCGCGCCGCCTTTCGCCTTGCTGAAGTGCTTGCAGTCGGGCGACAGCCAGACGAGCGCGACAGGCTGGTTGCGCGTGACGGCGATCGGGTCGACCTCCCAAACGCTTTCGCAAAGGTGCTTCGTGTGCGGATGGTTCATGGCGTGCATGGCCAGCGCTTCCGGATCGTGGTTGATCGCGATGTCGACCGGGCGGCCGAACGCAGCCTCCAGGCCAGTGCTTGTGCCACCGCCGCCGGCGAAATTGTCGATGATCAGCTCATGGCCGAGGTCGAGCTGCATTGTGAATGCGTCGCGCTTCAAGCTTGTTCTCCTATTAAATCCATTTGCCTGGGGTCTACGTCCGTGGCCACATAAATTACGACCTCGCCGAACTGGTCGACGGCGTCGCAGTCGCGTAGGCCGCGCTTTGCTGCTTCCTCGGCTGCCGCCCGGCACACGCGCGCGGGCTGGCGGTTGAACAGACAGCCGTGGCAGTTGAGGCCACGGTTGTCGTCGTCATCGACCAACCGGCGTTCCTGCTGGCGGAACTGGATGCGGGTCGGATCCATAGCGAAGACGGATCTGATTTAATCGTCGCCGTGATACGGATAGGACGTGTCGAAGTCGCTTGCGTCAGCGTCATCCGACACGATCAGCTTGCTCTTGGCCGTGAACAACTGGAACAGCTTGCGTTCGAAGTCGTAGAGCGGGCCGACGAAGAGCTGATCTTTCAGGTCGCGGCCGCCGAGCTTCAGGCCGTACACTTCGCCGCTCGGTGTGACGTCGAGCTGAATCGCACAGCTGTACTTGCGTGTGCCGCGCTCTGGATCGATGTGAATGTGCTTGTACCCGTCTGTCGAGCCTTCCGAATGTTCGATAATCAGGGTGAAACTGTCGCCACGGATATCGTCGCCGGAATGCTCCAGGCGGTGCTCGATGAAGTCTTCAATCAGCTGCTCGAGCGTGATCTCGGCGGGTGCTGGCGCCAAGAGTTCGGCAATGTTCTTCTCGAGGTGGCGCGTTGCTTCGTTCTGCATGCCGGCTTCAACCTGGCGTCGCACGATTTTGCCGATCAGGTCGGCGTACGAGGGAAGTTCCATTGTGCCGATGTTGAGCGATGCCTTGACCTGGGCCTCGATAGCCTTGCCGATGTCGCTGTAGCTGCGCAGCTGGTCGCGGATGACACCGCTGATGGTTTCGGTCAACTGCTTTTCGATTGCCTGCTCAATAGCACCCGTCGCGACGACCTTATCGAAGGCAGCGGCGATCGCGGTTTTCAGTTCGTTCATGGCATTCCTTATTGGTTGTAGGGTTAGTCGTTATCGTTGGACTGCAGCTTCTTGATGTCGGGCCGCGCGCGGCGCTGCATGTGCCGGCGCGCGACCGCCTTCAGAACTACCTGAAGGGCGGGGTTCTTGAGCATGTCGTCGAGTGAGGCGGTGACGCGCAGCATGCGGTGCGCGATCTCCAGCGCAGCGCGGTCGGGTTCGGCGCGGACCATGTCAGGCTCCGTCGGCGGCCGGGCGCGGCGCTTCGATGCCCAGCACGCGGCTGAGGGCGGATTCGATCGCTGCGTCGCCGTGTGCGGTCATCAGGCCGCACAGGCGGGCGGCGAACATGCGAGCGCGCTCGTTCAGGTCTTCCGGGCAGTCGCGCACCGCGCCGTCGGCGGCTCGCAGCATGACGTCGCGGATCGTCTTAGCGGTTGCCATTGCAGGTCTCCGATTGCTGGTCCGGTACAGGCGCCGCGGCGTCTTGGGACTGGTCAGGGGAGGGATCGGGTGCGTCTTCCGGGCCGCGCGGGCGGATCGAGAAGTCCATCAGCGAGCTCCCGGCATGACGGTGACGCTGCACGGCTCTTCGTACATGCCTGCCACGTCCTCGGCGGCGCGGCCGCTCGATTCAGCGAAGTGCGTGAACTGCTCGGCGCCGGATGCCGTGCGCGCAGTGACGAGGTAGGGGCGCATGGTCAGATGCTCCCCAGGTTGAACAGCACGGTGACGATGATGACAATCGCGGCCAAGGCCGTGATGCCGTCGACGACCAGGTCGTGCCGGGTGTAGCGGGTCGACGCAATCAGCTTGGCGTGCTCGGCGTCGTGGGTATGGGATTCCATCGCGTTTCCTCTGTCCTGATGATCGTTTGCGTAAAACGCATATTACGCATGAGGAAAATATGCGTCAAGCGCAAATTTGTACTAATCGAAAACTGGACGGGAATCTAGGGAAAAATTCGGGACGAAAAAAAACCCGCTCATCGGCGGGTTCATGAAGTTGAGACGGTTTGCGCTACGGCGAGGCAGGTGTCGGTTCGAAATCTGCGCAGTAGTCGAGCCAGCGACTGTCCATCATCCAGGCCTGGCTCGCGTCACCCTCAATGAGGATATTGTCAGGCTGGACAACATATCGATGGAAGCCCACGTATCCTCCATAGCTATTCTTGGAGTTTACGAAGCCGCATATTGCCCCGTCTTTGCCTCGGAAATCGCCACGAAAACGAGCGGACTCTGGATCCTTCAGAACGTCTTTCAGCCGCTCATGTGCGACAGCGATCGGGTCAGGTTTGGCCGGAGGAGTGACCTTTGATTTTGGCGCAGCAACTGCGATAAATTGAACGGGCAGCACTACTGCGAAAACGAGGCGATGGATTAACTTCATGGTCAGAATGGAATCTCGGGTTCAATCAGGGCAGGTACTTCGAACCATTCAATTTCGTCGCACACCGCGAGCAAATCATAAAGATGATGTGTGGCGTCAAACTGCGCAACAGCCTTTGCGTTGACCCACTCTCCATGGTCTGCCGCCACAAGCATGACGGGGAATTGAAACTGCAGCTGCAGCTCGGCTATTAGCCTATCGCTGTGCTCGCGTACAAGTTGCCTTCGCTCGACCAGTACCACTGCGATACGGGCGCCGCGCAAGCGCTGAATCGAATACAACATCAAATTCTTTCGCTTTCCTTCTTGATAACCCGTCCAACAATGATGCATTCGCTCCCGCTGCATTGGCGGCGATAGTGCTTCCGCTGGTCGGGGTGATCCGATGTCAACCACCATTGGCCTGCATCACGGATCAGGCGCTTAATGACCGGCTCGCCTTCGTAATTTACGGCATATACCTCTCCGGCCACCAGCTTGGTGTCGGCAAGGTTCACGATTACTAAATCGCCCTCGTAAAGGGCTGGCTCCATGCTCTCACCGCGGACCCGGACCGCTACCAGTTTGTCTCTGCGATAGCCGCGTTTGAGCAGCCAATCGGTCGGCACAGTGGTTCTTGATCCGTCGAAAGGTTCTGGCTCTACTTCCACCCCGCTGATGCCGGCAGTCAGCCTCAGGCGCACTTCTGGGATGACGGTCAATTGCGGATCCTCTATGTCGACGACTTCGACAGGAGAGTAGGTGTCCAGCGGGAGCTCGCGTTTTTGCTCCGGATTGATCAGCAGCGCTCGCTGCTCTTCGTCTTCCGCGAAGAGGGCAGCCATTGGGACGTTGAGGGCTTTCGCAATTCTGCCAAGGGTCTGGTCGCTGTAACCTTGTTGATCGCGCTCCAGGCGCGACAGGTTACCCACGTCGCTACCAATTTCCGCCGCGAGCTGGTTGAGCGTTAGGCCGCGCTCTTTTCGAAGCGCACGAATTGTTGAGCCGATTGTCATCCGAGCATCGTCGGTCAAACTTGCGGCAGACGCAAAGCGTATTGCGCAAATTTCCTGCGCATCGTAATATGCGTCACACGCAAATTTTTCCTTCGGACCCAACATGAAATCACCCCTTCGCCAAATTCGTGAGCGCAAAGGCCAGACCATCGTCGAGGTCAGCCGTGCGGTATCGATTGACCCCGGCAACCTGTCCCGCGTCGAAAACGGGAAACAAAAAGCGTCAACGGAATTGGCTGAGAAGCTCGCACAACATTTCGGCAACGAGATTAGCGAGATGGAGATCCTCTATCCGGACCGCTTCATGCTATCAACTGCCGATGTGTCTGGCGCGTCGCGCAACCAGTGAGCGGATTGTCGTTCGGCCAACGTTTCTGTGCCTCATTAATTTTTCAGGTTACCACATGAACTACAAAGACGCCTTCCACAAGACCGTGCACTCCTACCCGGGCGGCGTAGAGGCGCTCGCGCAGCGCATGGGCTACAACACCGGAATCCTGCGCAACAAGGCAAATCCGAACTCGACGACCAACGTGCTCACGATGGACGACGCGTCCCGCGCTATGGACTTCACCGGCGACTACTCGGTTCTCCACGCGCTGGCCGAGCAGCACGGCTTCACGCTGACGAAGGTCGAAGAGGAGGCTCCCTCAGAGCTCAGCGTTTTCGAATCGATGACGGGCATCCTTGCTCAGTTCGGGGAGTTCAGCCAAGAGGTTCACCAGGCCTTCGCTGATGGCCGGCTGGAGCCCCACGAGTTGAAGACCATCGAGGCAGCGATGTTCTCCGTTTTTCGCCTCTTCATGCAGTTTCGCGCGCGACTGGATGGGATGGCCGAAAAATGACGCGCCTTCACCCGCGCGAGACATATGCGCAACTTCAAGCACAGATCGAAAAAAATCTTACCCCTGACGGCGTAACGGTCCGCGACCTCAGCGCGACGCTGGACGTTGGCCAATCCGTCGTACGCCAGCGTCTGATCGAGCTGGAGGAAGCGGGCCGGGCGCACCATATCTCAATGGACGAACTTGGGCGACCAGGAGCTGCGCATGTCTGGGTGCCGGGCCCCGCGCCGCGCAGCACGCATGAGGAGCGCCTGCGGATCCAAGCGGCACGCCGTGAGCGCGCTGCGCGCCTGCTTCGTGCATCGACCGATCAGCGAGATCCCCTTGTGGCCGCGTTGTTCGGCTCTGGCCCAGGGAGGAGCGCATCTTGAGCACTGCGAACAAACCGACGTTACCAGCGCCGCTGGTTCCCACTGACTGCGACCTCCGTGACTTCGCGTTCATGCCGCTCGACGTCGTGCGCCTGCGCGACAGCGACCTTGCCGTGACCGCCGAGGCCGACGAGTTCCGCTGCGCGGTGCTGCTGTGGTGCGCGTCGTGGCATCAAGTGCCGGCCGCGAGCCTTCCAGACGACGACAAGGTCCTCGCGCAGTACGCAGGCTATGGCCGTGTCGTGAAGGAGTGGATGAAGGTGCGGGAGGGTGCACTGCGCGGCTGGGTGAAGTGCGCCGATGGGCGCCTGTACCACGCTGTCGTCGCCGAGAAGGCGAACGAGGCATGGCTGGCGAAGCTGCGACAGCGTCTCAAAACTGAGTGCGCGCGCATTAAGAAGCACAACGATCGACACCCCGGCGCCAATGTGCCGTTCCCTGACTTTGATGCATGGGTGGAGGCTGGATGTCCCGTGGGACAACCGCTGTTTGTCCCTAGGGACAACGGCGCAAAGTCTTCGGGACAAGGTGGCGATGTCCCCGGCGAAAACCCATCCAAGGGACAGGGAGAGGGACAGGGACAAATAATAAATACCCCCAAACCCCCTGACGGGGGCTCCCCGGCGCCCAAGGAACGGACCGCGGGAATCGCCTTGCAGACCTTCCTCGACGAATGCAAGGCAAAGGGCGAGCGGCCGCTACGCGACTACGCACCGCTCTGGCAGTACACCGAGGGGGCTGGCCTGCCGCATGACTTCGTTGCCCTCGCGTGGATCGAGTTCAGCCGTCGTTTTGGCCCAGGTGGCGTCAAGGAAGCGCGGCGCCAGAAGAACTGGCGGCAGACCTTCCGCAACTACATCGAGGGCAACTACCTGAAGCTGTGGGCCATCGACGCCAACGGGCAGTATTTCCTGACTACTCAGGGCAAACAGGCCCAGAAAATCTACGAAGCGAAAGAGGCAGCATGAGCAACGAAATCAAATCGCCGCCACACAGCCTGGAGGCAGAGCAGAGCGTCATCGGTGCGTTGTTGCGCGACAACGACGCGGTCGACCGCATCGGTGATCTGCGCGCTGAGCATTTCTTCCTGGGTGACCATGCCACGATCTTCCGTGAGCTGATGCGTCACCTGGTGGCCGGACGCAGTTGCGACGTGATTTCGCTGGGCGACGCCCTACGTGACAAGGTCGGCGACTGCATGGCGTACCTGAACTCAATGGCGCAAAACACGCCCTCAGCGGCAAACGTCGGACGATACGCAGCGATCGTGCGCGACAAGGCCATCAAGCGCGGCCTGATCCGCTTCGCTCGTGAAGTCGCGGAAGGCGCCGCCAATTCGCCCGAGGACGCTGGCGACATGGTCGACCGTGCGACGTCCGAGTTGGAAAAGCTGGCCCAGGCACGCACCCGTACCGAGCCCGTGCTCGCGGCCGACGAGCTGGCCGCGCACGTCGAAGAGATCGAACGCCGCATGGAGGGCAAAAGTAAGGCGATCTCGACCGGGTTTCCCGATCTCGATGGGAAGCTCAGCGGCGGCCTTCGTGGTGGGGACCTGATCGTGCTCGCCGGGCGACCGAAGATGGGCAAGACTGCGCTCGCGCTCAACATCGGTTGCAACGTGGCGGAAAAACATCCCGTGCTCGTAAAGTCCATGGAGATGCCGAAGTCTCAGCTCCACGATCGCAATCTGGCGAATCTCGGGCGGATCCCGCTGCAGCATTTGCTGGAGCCATCGAACATGGCGGACGACGATTGGGCCGGGCTCACCCATGCGTCGATCAAGATCGCGGCGATGAATCTCTACCTCGACGACAAGGGCGGTCAACGCCTCATCGACGTGCGCCTCGATGCGAAAAGCGTCAAGAGGAAACATGGCCTCAAGCTGCTGATCATCGACTACCTCCAGCTGATGGAAGGCGACGGCGACAACCGGAACACGCAGATCGAAGGTATCACGCGCGGGCTGAAAGGTCTGGCCAAGGAACTGGACATTGCCATCATCCTGCTGTCCCAATTGAACCGGAAGCTCGAGGAGCGCCCAAACAAACGGCCAATTCCATCTGACCTGCGCGATTCGGGTTCGATTGAGCAGGATGCCGATGCCGTGATTTTTGTGTACCGCGACGAGGTGTACAACCCTGATACCCCGGACGTTGGTGTGTGTGAAGTCGACGTTGCACTGTGCCGACAAGGCGCACCTGGTCGTGTCGCGCTGACGTACATCGGCGAGCAGACTCGTTTCGAAACGCTTGCCCGCGGCTGGACGCCGACGAAGCCGGCCGAGCGCCGCAACCGCGGACTGGCGGCACACCTATGAGCGCGACCGTCTTCAAGAAGGGGCGGGTCTGGCACTTCCGCTTCCAGGTCGGGAAGGAACGCGTGCAGCGCAGCACCCGCCTGACCAGCAAGGCGCGGGCCGAAGAGATCGCGCGTCGCGAGTACGACGCAGCGGTAGTGCGTGCCAACGGTGGCCAGCCGGTGCCGACGCTCTCCGAGCTGGCCCACAACTGGATCGTCGTGCATCGGCCGATAGCGAGCAGCGCGCATATCCGCAGCGTCGAGACGTTCCGCAGGCTGCACATGTATGACCTGGGCGAGAAGCGCATCGGGGAGATCACTACGGGCGACGTCGAGCGCGTGCGCAATGAGCACCTGCAGGACCGCAAGCCGGCCACCGCCAACCACTGGCTGCGTGTGCTCAAGCTGCTGACGATGTGGGCCGTCAAGCGTGGGATCCTCGCGGCGTCGCCGTGGCGCGTGCCGATGCTCAAGGTGCAGAAGAAGCCGCGCCCGTTCCTGCCGCTGGACGTGGCCCGGACGTTCTTCGATGCCGTCGACGCCGCGACGCCGCGCGCGCCAGGGAAGGCTGTGGCCGTGCGCCTCATGTTCGGGCTGGGCCTGCGCGAGGGCGAGACGCTGACCGCGCGCTGGGAGTGGTTCGACTGGGAGCGCTCGACGTACACGCCGGGCATCACGAAGGGCAGGGAAGCGGAGCCGGTGCCAATGCCGCGCTGGTTGCGCGACTACCTTACGCCGCTGCGCCAGGTGGACGGGCTCGTGGTCACGAAGGCGAGCGGCCAGTCGTACGGCGCCGGGTTCACGCGCCAGGTGCTGGGCCGCGCCAACGCCGCGTGCGCGATCAAGGGCATCACGCCGCACCGCCTGCGCGGCACGTTCGCCACGCTGCTGTCGGAAGAGGGCGTGCCGATCCAGACGATCCAAAAGGTCATGCGGCACAAGAGCTTCACGACCACGATGGGGTACCTCGAAAAGAACCTCGACACGGCGGTGCGCGCTGCCGACGTGATCGGAGAAAAAGCGGGTTTCGGTGGCGCGAAAGTGGCGCGCATCGCGGCATAGCGCCCGTAAATCCAAGCAGTGCAGATTATCTACAGTCATCGGATATTGGCCCAGCCGGGCGCTCGATGAGCCGGTAAGCCGCGCGCCGACCTGCGCGGCACGATAACGAAAAGGAGCCTGATAGATGAACCGTCCCGACTACACCGAATTCGACAACGCGCTACTGGACCTGATCTCCAACGGCCACGACACGTTAATGAAACTGGACAGCGTGAAGAGTGGCCTGCGGGAGATGGCAGAGCCGCACCGCGTGCAAGATCGTTGGGGTAGCCTGACCCCAACCTACCGCATCATTGACCGCCGCCTGCAGGCGCAGCGCAAGAAGGGCGTGATCCGCTTCAACGGCAAAGCCTGGGAGCGGGTCCCGAAGGATCGGCCCTGATGCGCGGCTCGAACCCCGACTTCATCTGCGGCTTCTGCGAGCACTTCACCTTGAAGGACGTGGAGCCGCAGTACGCCGAGCTGGGCCTCGGCCGCTGCCATGGCTTTGACAACGAAGACCGCGCGCCGTCCCGTTACGTCGAGTGGGATACGCAGTGCGTTTTGTTCCGCCGCGACGTCGTGAGTTGGCAGGCTCGCAAGCGCTTCGTTGAGCAGCAGCGCGAATTGAAGGAGGCCAGTATGCAACAGGGCGAAAACGGTATAAAAAATTCAGAGTGATAGACGGAAATTTCCTGTTGGCACAGGCTAAAATTTGACCTGTAACCCAACAGGAGAAAGACCATGTCCACCATCGCGATCCCCGGCATTTTTGCTACCTCGAACATCCGCCGCGTGCGTCGTGACGAGGTGGCGAAACCCACTTTCCAGAAGCCTGATCCGTACGTGCAGATGATGGCGTGCTGGCTCGATTACATGCGCACCGACGACCGCGATCTGGGCATCGGCGGAATGAAGCTGGCCAGCGAGGCTGAGCCGGACGTCAACGTGCACGATGCGCAGCGCGCCGCCGACATCAAGATGGGTGAGGCCGTCAACGCGATGGTCGACAGCCTGACTGTGCTGCAGCGAGCGGCGATTTACCGCAGCCAGGGCTTGGCGACCTCATGGCGGTTCTCGAGTTCGAACTACGAGGCTGTGCTGCTCCAGGCGCGTGAGGATCTCGAAGAGAAGTTGAAAAAGAATCTTGCAACGCGAATATATTTCTTGTAGAGTTCGGTCACTGGGCGGTTTCGCACGTCCGGGAAAAAGTAAAGCCCGCCGATGAGCGGGCTTTTTTCGTTTACATCCAGCGAAAACCGAACGCGATCTGGCGTCGGCCAGACCAGACGAGCGCACCCCGGGCGCGCCACGTCGCCGGACGCTGTAACCGGCACCGAAAACAGTGCCGGATGTGTTGCCGCTAGCGATCCATGGAAGATGTCGAATAGATGCATTCTTCACTCGAGGCGAATTCGATTTCTAGCCTATTTGGTAGGACGATTTTCGCTCTAGGGAAATCAAAGATCGAATTATTTTTCGATTTGAATTTGTGTGCTGTGAGTTTCGCAATCTCTGTCATTGGTGCAATTATCGTCGCGTACATATCGCATGGTGTCGACACGAATTCCGTTTTATCGATTTTGTTAAGAACGTAATTTTTTTGCCAAACCCGCTCATCATTTGACTGAACGGCTAAGCGATAAGGTGACTCAACAAGGCGATCTGAAAAACTCCCCTCGAACACGCTGACTGAATAATCTAGCTCTGCAAGTAACTTCAATGGCTCGACGACGGCAGACGCCGGCGGTGATGTCGGTTCGATATACCTAAATTTATACGATCGGCCTAGATAATCTAGAAAGCTTTTGCTGATGTAGGAAATGTCTATCCCTTGTTGATCGAATACCTCTAAGAATTCCGGCTCATCCAGATGCGTTTTACAAGTTTTGTTATGGACTGCAAGTACCGCTTTTAGATACTTTTCTATGCATGTGGATGCTAGTGTAAGGCCTTGAATGTGCAAGTTGTTGATCAGCAAAACGCGTGCGGCAACGTAATCGTAGTATCCCAATTCCAAATAATCGGTAACAGTCCAGGCGGCGTCGTGAGGTTCGATATCCTGAACCAGTCTTCTACGCGCACTTTTTTTCGTACTCATGTAATTCCCAAAGGTTAGATCTGATTTCGACAGGTCTTGTCGGGTTTGCTGGTAAAAAGCAGTCGGTAACCATATCACGGTGACTTAATTATTGCAGTCCGTAGAAGCCAACTTTGCAACAAGTTAGGTCACCTTGATATGGTAAGCGTTAATCGCATAGTTGGGGTTCCTCGCCTTTCGTAATTCCTTCCTAAGTTCGGTAGCCTTCGCCGCCTGTCGCGACAACGCGCATGCGGCCTTTTTTTATTACAGATCTACGTGAGACCATATGAGCATCGAGAACAAACCGAAGCCGCGGCGCGTCGCTGCTGGACTGACTGCGCGTCAAGCACAGGCTGCGTCGACGTCGGCGGAGACGCTGGCTCTGATCCTGGCCGAGCTGCAGCACCTGCGCATGGAACTGAAAGCGCGCGATGCCTACTACGATTCCGTCGGCGTGCGCGTGCGTAGCGACGGAGGCTGACGATGAGCGTCGAGGCCGAGCTGTACTGGATGCGCCTCATGGCGCAGGTGCGTCGCGAGGACGCCATCATCGATCGAATGCGAGCAGCGGAATGCCAGACTTGAACCTGATCTACCGTGACCAGATGGTCCGCGCCGTGGTAGGCACGCGCCCGGCCATCTTGGCGAAGGAGGCCGACACCGCCGTGCTCGATCGCTTTTGCCAGCGCCTGGCGGATGCCGAAGAGGCAATCCAGCTTCTGTGCGCGAAGGGTTACGGCTGGCCGAGTCAGTCGCTCGTCGAGCTGGCCCGCGCAGTGCCCGACAGGAGCCGCAAGTGAAGATCACAACCTTGAAGCCGCGCCTGCGGGCTGTCGGCTCGCGGTTGGCAGTGCTGACGCCGCAGCGAGAGAACGTCGTCCCGCGTAAGCGTGGCTGGGCCGGTGTACAGGACCGAAACCGGATCCGGACGCGCGACTGCGGCCTCTGCCAGGAGTGCAAGCGGCAGGGCCACGTTGCAGTCGGCTCGGCGGTCGACCACATCACGCCGCTCTGGAAGGGCGGCAGCGACGACGATGCGAACAAGGAGCTGCTCTGCCAGCCCTGCCACGACGCGAAGACGGCCCGCGAGGCCGCCGAGCGGGCGCGGGGCTGATGGGGGAGGGGCGGGTCGAAAGTCTGGGGCTTTTTGCCTCCGACACCGCATAGTTCCTCATCCGCAGAATTTTTCCCCCGTGGAGGGTTTTGTTAAATGGCTTTAACAGGCAAGAAGCGAGCGTTCGCCGATGCCGTTTTGGCCGGACTCTCGAATAAAGACGCGGCAATCGCCGCCGGATACAGCCCGGCGACGGCGGCGCAGTCCGGGTCGCGCCTTGTTAAAGATCCGGACATCGCGCAGTACCTCGCCGAACAAAAAAAGGCGGGCCGGAAGAAGCCTGTGGATAAGTCGGCTCCGGCGGCGTCCGCTGCACCACATCGACCCCCTTTCGATCTGGCCGCCCTAGTGAACTTTTCGGACCCGAAGGCGTTCCTCAAGGCCGTGATGAACGAGCCGAAGGTCGACCTCAGGCAGCGCGTCGAGGCGGCGAAGGCGCTGATGCCGTTCGAGCACCAGAAGAAGGGCGAGGGCGGCAAGAAGGACGCGCAGGCCGACGCGGCGAAGCAGGCCGCCAACAAATTTGCAACGCCGAGGGCGCCCGGGCTCAAGCGGGTGAAGTAAGGAGAAGTCATGGAATGGTCGACAGCCTGTCCCGATTGGAAGGACAGGCTGAAGTCGGGCCGTTCCATCATCCCGTCGCCGCTCTTTCCCGATCAGGCCGAAGAGGCGGTCGGGATCTTCCAGCAGTTGAAGATCGCGGATGCGCCCGGCAGCCCGACGTTTGGCGAGGCGTGCGACCAGTGGGTATTCGACCTGGTGGCTTCGATCTTCGGCGCGTACGACGCGCGCGAAGGCTCGCCCACCGAAGGCCGCCGGCTAATCACGGAGTGGTTCATCCTGATCCCGAAAAAGAACTCGAAGTCGACCATCGCAGCCGGCATCATGATGACCGCCCTGATCCTGAACTGGAGGATGTCCGGCGAGTTCACGATCCTGGCGCCGACGCTCGAAGTCGCGGCAAACAGCTTCGCGCCGAGCCGTGACATGGTGAAGCACGACGACGACCTGGCGGACCTGATGCAGGTCCAGACCCACATCAAGACGATCACCCATCGCGGCACATCCGCGACGTTGAAGGTGATCGCGGCCGACGCCAACACGGCGGCCGGCAAGAAGTCGGTGGGCACGCTGGTCGACGAGATCTGGCTGTTCGGCAAACAGCCGAACGCCGAGAACATGCTGCGGGAGGCCGTCGGCGGCCTCGCGTCGCGCCCGGAAGGCTTCGTCATCTACCTGACGACGCAGTCCGACGAGCCGCCAGCGGGCGTGTTCCGCCAGAAGCTGCAGTACGCGCGGGACGTGCGCGACGGGAAGATCGTCGACCCGCGCTTCGTGCCGGTGCTGTACGAGTTCCCGGACGAGATGATCCAGGCCGGCGAGCACCTGAAGCCGGAGAACTTCGGCATCGTGAACCCGAACCTCGGCTACTCGGTCGACGCCGAGTTTCTGGAGCGCGAACTGCGCAAGGCGCAGGCGGGTGGCGAGGAATCCCTGCGGGGCTTCCTGTCGAAGCACCTGAACGTCGAGATCGGCCTGAACCTGCGGTCCGATCGCTGGGCCGGCGCTGACTTCTGGGAGCAGCAGGCCATCCCGGCCTTTAGCCTGTCGGACCTGATCGCCCGTTCCGAGGTGGTCGACGTCGGCGTCGACGGCGGCGGCCTGGACGACTTGCTGGGCCTGGCTGCGATTGGCCGCTGCGCGACGACGCGCCGCTGGCTGACGTGGGCGCACGCCTGGGCCCACCCCTCGGTGCTGGAGCGCCGCAAGCAGGAAGCGTCGCGGTTCCGCGATTTCGCGGCCGACGGCGACCTGACGCTCGTCGAACGGATGGGCGAGGACGTCGAGGAAGTGGCGGCGTACGTCGCCGAGATCGAGGCGTCCGGCAAGCTGGACAAGATCGGCGTCGACCCGAGCGGCCTGGGCGGCATTCTCGACGGGCTGCTGGAGGCCGGTATCCCGGAGGAAAAGATCGTCGGCATCTCGCAGGGCTGGAAGATGACGGGGTCGATCAAGACAGCCGAGCGCAAGCTCGCCGAGGGTGTGCTCGTGCACGCTGGGCGGCCGCTGATGGCCTGGTGCGTCGGCAACGCCAAGATCGAGCCGCGTGGGAACGCGGTGCTGATCACGAAGCAGGCATCGGGGTCGGCCAAGATCGACCCGCTGATGGCCGTGCTGAACGCCGTTTCGCTCATGTCGCTCAATCCCGAGAGCGGCGCAATCGACCAAGGTTTCGTATCCCTGTAATGATGAACCCAATCAAGAAATTCGCCTTCGCGCTTGGCTTCGGCGCACAGCGCCCGCAGGACGCAGCGACCGTCGTGCGGTCGAGTGACCCGCAGGTCGTGGCCGTCCTCGGTGGCGCGCCGTCGGCGTCAGGGTTCCCGGTGACGCCGGATACCGCAATGCGGGTGTCCGCCGTGTATGCCTCGGTGCGGCTGCTGGCCGGTGCGCTGGCGTCGATTCCGATTGGCGTGATCCGCGAAACCGACAGCGGGCGCGCGGCGATACGGCCGGATCTATGGTGGCTGCTGAACGAGCAGCCCATCGAGAGCTGGACTGCCGCCTCGATGTGGGAGTGGGTGATTCAGTCGATTTGCCTGCGTGGCGACGGGTTCGTCGAGATCGTGCGCAGTGGCGCGGAAGTCCGTGCCCTGCGTCCGCACCATCCCGATCTGGTTTCGGTGGTCAGGGCCGGCGATTCGCTCGTCTATTCCGTGACGGACGAAAACTCGTCGACGCGGCCGGTGCATCAGGACGACATGCTCCACTTCCCGGGCTTTGGCTTCAACGGTACGCGCAGCATGTCCGTGATCCAGTGGGCCGCATTCCAGTCGATCGGTGTTGCATTGGCGGCGGACACGTTCTCGGCAAGCTTTTACGCGAACGGTGCCGCGCCGAAGCACGTGATCAAGTCTGCAGGTCGTATGAACGACGACCAGGTCGAGCAGCTGCGGAACGAGTACAAGCGCAAGTATGCCGGCGCCGGAAATGCCGGGGCGCCGATGGTGCTCACACAGGGCCTTGAGATCAAGGAAATGAGCATGACGGCCGACGATGCCCAGTTGCTTGAGTCGCGCAAGTTCCAGGTGATCGACATCGCGCGCGCGTTCGGCGTCCCGCCGCACATGATCGGCGCGCAGGAAACGACCAGTTCGTGGGGCTCCGGCGTCGAGCAGATGACGATCGGCTTCCTGAAATTTTCGCTGCAGCCGTACATCACGCGGATCCGGCAGGAGCTGAACCGCAAGCTGTTCCGGCGGGCGTCGCCGTTCGTCGAGCACAAGATGGAGGCGCTGCTCGCTGGCGACTCAAAGGCCGAGGGCGAGTACAACCGTCAGGCGGTCGGGGGATCCCAGGGCCCAGGATGGATGACCATCAACGAGATCCGAAAATCGAAGAATTTGCCGCCGATTGAAGGCGGAGACAAGCTTTTCAGCCCGAATAGTGGGCAAAACACCGCAGGTAAAGGGAAAAACGATGAAGCAGCTGGTGCAACTGATCCGCAACAACGCGCGGCGTGAACCGGCGCGCATCTCGGCCGAGGACGCGCCGAACACGCTGTTCCTGTACGACGTGATCGACCCGTACTGGGGTGTAAGTGCGAGCGACTTCAATAAGGCGCTTGCGGGTATGGCAGGGACGAAGGTGACGCTGCGCGTGAACTCGCCCGGCGGTGACGTGTTCGACGGTCGGGCCATGGCGGCGGCGATCGCGCAACACGGCGACGTGCACGCGATCATCGAAGGCGTGGCAGCCAGTGCGGCGACATATGTCACTGCGGCCTGCGCCTCGGTCACGATCGCCAAAGGTGCGCTGTACATGATTCACAACGCGTGGACCATGGCCTATGGGAACAAGGCGGATCTGCTGCAGACCGCAGACCTGCTCGATAAGATCGACGGCACGATCCTCGACGATTACGAGCGAAAGACCGGCCAGGCACGCGATCAGCTGACAGCCTGGATGGCCGCAGAGACCTGGTTCACGGCCGATCAAGCGGTCGAGTATGGATTTGCCGACACGGTCGCGGAGACGGCACAGGCGAAAGCAACCTGGGATCTGTCGGCGTACAAGAACGCGCCGAAGATCGCGCCGCCAGACGATACCGTGCAGTGGGAAGCACTGCGACAGCGCAACCTGAACCGGTTGCGCTTGCACGAACTCGGATAGCGCGCTCGCGCAATCCACACCGGCCGCCTCGAGCGGCTTTTTTTACGTCTGTCACAAAGGAAAACGGATGAAATCCATTCAAGACTTGCGCGAGCAGCGTCAGCAACTCGCCCGCGAAGCCCGTAACCAGCTGGAACAAAAGGGCGACCGCGTCTGGTCGAAGGACGACCAAACGCAATTCGACGCGCGCTCCGAAAAGATCGTCGCGATCGACGCCGAGATTGCCGCGATCGAGCAGGTGATGGCCCTCGAAGTCGAGAAGGGCAACAACGACGTCGAGCAGTTCCGCCGTGGTCCGGCCAACAAAGACGAGGCGAAGGGCCGCGTCCTGTTCGCCAAGCTGCTGCGCGAAGGTCCGACCGCGTTGACCCGTGAAGAATTGCAGCAAGTCCGCAATACGATGGGAACCACGACGCCGGCCCAGGGCGGCTACACCGTCCAGAGCGAGATCGCCAAGGAACTGATCGACGCGATCGCGACCTACGCCGGCATGCGCCAGGTCGCCGGCCGCCTGGTCACCGCCAACGGCGCGCCGCTGTCCTATCCGACCAGCGATGGCACCGGTGAAGAAGGTGAGATCGTTGCCGAGAACCAGACCGCAGCCGCTGCCGACCCGTCGTTCGGTACCGTCGGCCTGAACACGTTCAAGTTCGGTTCGAAGTCGATCGCCATCCCGCTGGAACTGGTGCAGGACACCACCATCGACATCATCGCGATGATCAACAAGCGCGTGCGCGACCGTGTCGGCCGCATCCAGAACCGCAAGTTCACGGTCGGCACGGGCACGGGCGAGCCGTTCGGCATCACGGCGGCCGCTTCGGTCGGCAAGGTGGGCGCCACCGGTACCACGACGACCGTGACCTACGACGACCTGGTCGACCTGGTCGAATCGATCGACGAGGGCTACCAGAACCGCAAGTGGATGTTCTCGCAGTCGTTCCGCAAGGTCGTCCGCAAGCTGAAGGACAGCCAGAACCGCCCGATCTGGGCGCCGTCGTACGAAGCTGGCATCTCCGCTGGCCTGGCCGACGAGCTGCTGGGCTACTCGGCGCAGATCAACAACCACATGCCGGCACCCGCGGCGAACGCCAAGTCCGCCGCGTTCGGCAAGCTGGACGAGTACATGATCCGAGACGCTATGGAACTGACCCTGTTCCGTTTCGAAGACTCGGCCTATCTGAGCAAGGGCCAGATCGGCTTCCTGGCCTGGGCGCGTGCCGGCGGCAACCTGCTGGACACCGGTGCCGTCAAGACCTTCCAGCACTCGGCAACCTGATCGTAACCGGCGGCCAGCCTGGCGCCGGCCGCCAATGTGGAGAACAACATGGCAGAAAAAGTGAAAGTGCGCGTGCTGGTCGATTGCGACCTCGGCAAATGCAACGATGTGATTCAGCTGGACCCGAAGCAGGTGAAGGCGCTGGCCGGCACGGTCGACTCGGATCCGGATGGCGTGGCCTACGCGGAATCGATCGCTCCGGAAAAACTCGAAGCGGTCATCGAGTAATCCACCATGAGCCCCGAGACCGCGGCCCTGCTCGCCAGCGAGCGGACCCAGGCTGCGGACCCGAGCGTGTTCATGGTCGTCATCCGCCGCAAAACACGTGGCGGATCGGTGGCGATCTTCCCCGAAGACATAGTCGGCAAGCCCGACAACGAGCTGCTGGCGTTCATCGCTGAGCGGCTCGCCGAACAATGAGAGGCAGCCAATGGCCGCATTCCAGAAAGTCAACGCGTTCGTCGATGCGCTCGCGAAGAAGAAACACAACCTGGCGACCGATCAGCTGGTGATCCTGCTGACGAACACGGCGCCGAACGCGGCCACCACGGCGGTGACGGCGGACATCGCGCAGATCAGCTACACGAACTGCTCGTCGCGCAACGTGACGACGACGTCGTCGACGCAGACCGGCGGGACTCTCAAGCAGGTGCTTGCCGACCTGACGCTGACAGCCGCCGGCGGCACCGTCGGCCCGTTCCGCTACGCCGTGCTCGCGAACGCCACCGCCGCGAACGGTGACCTAATCGGGTTCTACGACTACGGATCGAGCATCACGCTCAACGACACCGAGACCATCCTGATCGACTTCGATCAGGCGAACGGCGCTTTCACCCTGGGTTGACCATGACCCCTGAACAGCAAGCAGCGCTGCGCGCCGAGCTGACGGACGACCCGGCCGGCCGTGGCTACGCCCGGTTCCTCCCGGACGACCCCTCGCGCGTCGTCGAGCTGATCACGGCCCCGATCGCGACGATGACTGGGCCGCTGCGCACGACGACTGCTAAGGCATGGGCCGCGAGGGGGCCATACGCCCGGATCGTGGACGCCAGCAACGACGCGGAGCATGCCTGCCGCGCCTCGTGTCTGGTGATCCGCGATTCATTCGCCTGCGGCGACCCGATCCATATCGAGGACCCAGACCTGCAGTTCATGCTCGCCATGTGGGTGCAGCACGGCGTCGCCACGCAGCAGGAAGTGGACGCGCTCTACGCCCTGGCGCAGGCGCCCGCCAGCCGGGCCGACAAAATCGGCATTCCCGCGCCCAGCGCGCGCGACATCATCGACGCATTGAAGGCTTGACCATGGCAGGAAGCATCCTTACGAAAGAGCAGGCGATCGTCTCGCTGACCAGCGCCGGTGCCGCGCTGACAACCGGCTCTGCTGGTCTGGTGAGCACGCAGCTGGACTGCCGCGCAAGCGGCAACGCCGCCGACCTGTTTATGGCGCTGTTCTCGCTGACCGCGCAATGGGCGACGGTGACCGGCATCGCGGCCGGTACCACGATTGCGGACCTGTATCTCGTGCCGGCCCTCGACGGCACGAGCTTCCCCGACGTGGACACTACTGCCGGGGCGAGCTACATTCCGTTCACCATGCGGGCTGGCTCGTTTGTGGCCGCGAAGACGCCGACGGCCAACACGAACGCGCTGTTCCAGTCGGCCATGGTCGACCTGATGCCGGTGCTGTACAACGTCTACATCCTCAACCGGTCCGGCCAGACGATGGCGGCGAACTGGACGTTGAAGGCGCTTGCAGCAGCGGCGCAGTACACGTAATGGCCGCGCTTGTCGGTAAGCGAGTTCGGACCATACAGCCGCAGCCGGGCGAAGCGCTTCTCATCGACTGGAGCAACCCGATCACGCGAGATATGGTGCTCGCGTTCTCTCACGCGGAGGCCGCCTATGGTTATTGCGCGAGCGGCCAGACGCTGGTCCCTTACGTAGCGGCGACGCAAGTAAATACGATTTTGGGCGCCGGCGCGCGATCCGCGTCGACGTCCAGTCGCGCATACAACCTGAGTGTTCCGGGGCTGACCGGCACAAATTACAGCCTGTTTGCCGTCGGCTCGGCTACGTCAAACGCCGTTACGCAGATTGCGCTGGACTGCGATAACAACGCAACCCGGAAATTTCAGTTCCGCATTGCTAACGGCAAGGCCGAGTTTATTCCGTTCAACACTAGCGCGGGTACGACTGGAGTGGCAACGTCGCCGGTGGCAATGAGTCTCGCCGAACTTACGCGGGGCTTTACCATCGGCGCAACTGCCTCTCCGATAAGGACGGCCGTCTTTCAGAACGGACAGGTAACGACGAACACACCGACAAATTTGACCGCGCTGAATGGCACGGTGTACGTCGGCGCGCGTTGGGCTGGCGATGCTGGATGGGCTACCGGTGCTCTATCGATGGTGGCCGCATGGGCTCGTACGCTAACGGATGCAGAAATGCAATCATTGGCCGATAACCCTTGGCAGCTGTTCAAGCCGTTGTCGCGGCGCCTGTGGGTGCCGCGTGCCCCATTGGCTGCGTACGTGCTCCAGGCCGCGTCCGGCGCTTTCGCGTGGTTGGCTTCCCAAGCGGCGCTGATCGCAGCGCGCCGTCTGGTTACAGCTGTCGGCGCACTGACGTCGGGTTGGACCCCGGGGAACCTGCGAGTGTCGCGGCGCCTATCGGGTGACGTCGGCGGTTTCACAATGTCCGGCACATCAGCATCGATCGCGGCCGCACGCAAGATCGCGGCGAGCGTCGGCGCCTTCGGCATGGCCGGTAAAACTGCGCCGCTCATCGTCGCGCGGCGGCTCCCGGCGCAAACAGGGACCTTCACGCTCTCGCCTGGCAGCGTGCAGATGGCCTACACGCCCGTGCAAGGGCCGAGCGGGCCGACGTACACGCTGACGGCGACGGTCGGCACGTTCGCGCTGACGGCTGCTGTGGTCGGGGTGCTGGCGTGGCGGCGACTGTCCGCGACGTCGGCCGCGTTCGCCTGGTCTGGCACCGAGGCGTCACTGCTGGCAGGTCGCCGCATGCTTGCGGATGCAGGGGCCTTCGTCCTGGCTGGCGTCGACGCGCAACTGCGCTACAGCGCCCAGGTCTCGTACGCCCGCGCGCCGGTGGGCGCCGGGTACGCTCCGCAGCAGCATTACAACGAAGCCCGGCCGTCCGCAACGGGCGCGGCCAGGCCGAACGAGGCCGGCCCGGCGCGGCTGGCCGCAACGCAAAGGAATTTCCGATGACCTCACGATTGATCACGCCGCCGGGTGCGCTGGCGGTGTCGATGGATGCGGCGCGCCGGGCCGCCCGGGTCGACGTCGACGCTGACGGCACGTCCGCGCTGGACGCCGACATCGCGCTCGCCGTGCGCACGTACACGCGCGATGCCGAGCACATCATCGGCCGCGCGTTCGTGACGCAGACGTGGCGTGTCACGCTCGACGCTTTCCCGGCCGCGATCCGGCTTCCCAAGCCGCCGCTCACCAGCGTCGTGCACGTCAAGTTCTACGACGCCGCCGGCGTGCAGCAGGTGCTGGACCCGCAGGGCTACATGCTCGACACGGAAAGCGCCCCGGGCTACGTCGTCCCGGCGCCGGGACGTGCCTGGCCGGCCACGGCCGTGCGGATCAATGCCGTCGAGGTGCAGTACACGTGCGGGTATGGGCCCGACGACACGGCGGTACCGGACGAGGCGAAGGGATACATCCTGGCGTGCGTGCAACAGCAGTTCGCGCCGCAGGCGAACATCAAGTCAGAAAACTTCGAACGGCTGCTCGACGGCCTGAAAGTCTACGCATGAACCATCGCATCACACTGCTGCGGCGCGAGCCGGGCGAGGACGGTGTCGGCCAGCCGGTCGTGGACTGGATCGACGTCGCCACCGTATGGGCGGACGTGCGCTTCCAGACCGGCGCCGAGGTGCTGCGCGCCGGCGCCGACGTCGCCGTGAAACGCGCGTCGATCAGAATCCGCGCGCGCAGGGACGTCGACGCCGCCTGGCGCGTGCGCTACAGCGGCGAAGAATATGAGGTCAAGGGCCCGCCGCTGCCGGATCGCGATCCCCAGTTCATGTTCCTGGTCTGCGAGCGCGCGCAATGAGCATGCTGTCCGTCGATATGGCCAGTGTGTACGGAATGCTCGAGGAAATGGGCGACGCGGCTGAGGCGGCGGTCCGGCCAGCCGCGCAGGCGGCGGCTCAGGTGCTCTACGACGAGGTGCGCCGGAACGTCGCCGCTATCCCGGCCAAAACGGGCAAGCTGGCCCAGAGCATCTATCAGGTGTACTCGCAGACGAACAGCGGTGCGGGGCACGCGACGTATCACGTCAGCTGGAACGTGCGCAAGGCGCCGCACGGCCACCTGGTCGAGCTCGGGCATATCCAGCGGTACGTGACCTACGTCGGCCGCGACGGCAACTTCTACACGGCGGTGCGGCCGGAGGCGCGCGGCAAGCGCAAGCCGGGCCGCGGCGCGTCGCAGGCCGTGAAGGACGCCTATTACGTGCCGTTGCCGGCGCCCCGCCAGGTGCCCGCGAGGTCGTTCGTGCGCCGGGCGGAAGTGAAATTTCCACAGGCGGCGCAAGCCGCAGCGGACATGTTGCAGAGGTTGATCCAATGACGCTCGAGGAAAAGCTTGTCGTGCTGCTGAAGGCGATCTGCCCGCGCACGTTCCCGGACTTTGCGCCGACGGACACCGCGCGGCCGTACGTGACGTGGCAGCAGATCGGCGGCGACGCCGTCGAGTTTGTCGACAACGCGGTGCCGTCGCAGGAAAACGCGCTCATCCAGGTGAACGTGTGGAGCGATCGCCGTGCGGAGGCGAAAGACCTGATCAAGCAGATCGAGCTCGCATTGATCACGGCCGCCGTGTTCCAGGTGCGGCCATCTGGTGCTGCCGCGTCCGATGCGGATCCTGACATGGAGCGGTACTGCTCCCGCCAGGACTTCTCCATCTGGGCCGATCGGTAGGCACTCGCAAACGATAAACCGAGCCGCCCCGAGAGATCCGGGCGGCTTTTTCATTGCCCGAAAGGGCGCAACAGCCCGGTCATCGGGCTTTTTTTCCTGAAAGGCCCTGTAATGGCGTTCCAACTCCCGAACAACATCTCGTACGCGATAGCATCCGTGTACGCCGCCTCGATCAACGTCAGCGCCGCGTCCAACGCCGCGGAGTGCGTGCTGACCACGGCGACCAATACCTACGCCGTCGGCGACTACGTCGAGTTCACCAGCGGTTGGAGCAAGGCCACGGGCCGCGTCTTCCGCGTGAAAACCGCCGCCTCCACGTCCGTGACGCTCGAAGGTTTCGACACCACGGACACGACCCAGTTCCCGACGGGGGCCGGCATCGGCTCCCTGCGCAAGATCACGAGCTGGGTGCCGATCGTGCAGGTGCTGAGCTGCGATGTGTCAGGCGGCGACGCGAAATACGCGTCGGTGCAGCTGATGGACAGCGACACCGAGATTAGCCTGCCGGACGGCTTCGCAGCGACGACGCTGAACATGTCCATCGTCGACGACATGGCCCAGCCGCACAACGCCGTGTTGCGTACCGCGTCCAACTCGATGAAGGTTGCAGCGTTGAAATGCGTACTCCCGGCCACCGGTAACATCCTGCTGTACTCGGGCTACGTTTCGTTCAACGAGAACCCGTCGCAGACGAAGGGCCAGGCGATGGCCGTCAAGGCCGGCTTGGCACTGACTGGCAAGGTCGTCCGCTACGCGTCGTAATCCCGTGTTGCCAGCCGGCGCGGTATGAAACGGCGTCGGCCTTTCGCCGCGGGGTCGCTCCTCGCGGTCTTTTTCCCTACCCTGAAAGACAACAACCATGGCAAAGAAAATCGTCTTGGGCAAGCGCCCGGCTTCGTTCAAACGCGTCGTCTCGTTCCCGATGCCCGGCGAAGACGCCGGCATCATCGAAGTGCAGTTCAAGTACCGCACCCGCACGGAGTTCGCGGCCTTCATGGACAACCTGCAGACCGAGATCAAGGCCACTGCCGATGCCGACGCCGCGCGCGTGCTCGCCGCGCTCAACGCGGGCGAGAGGGTCGCCGACCCGACGCTGGTGGAAATCACCGCGCGCCAGAACACCTTCAACGTCCGCTTTCTGATGGACGCCGTCGACGGCTGGAACCTCGATGTCCCGTTCGACAAGGTATCAGCCCAGCAACTGGTCGACGAACTGCCGGCGGCCGTCAATGCGATCGTGAGCGATTACCGCGCCGCGATCGCCGAGGGTCGCCTGGGAAACTGATCGAGATCGCCCGCGCGATGTTCACCGCGCCGCCGAGCAAGGACGACATCGCGAAGATGGAGAACCTCGGCCTGACGCTGGGGGACTACGCGGGCGACGACGTCGAAGTCTGGCCTGAGAACCAGCGCGCCTACTTCCTGTTCGCCGAAATTCGCACGCAGTGGCGCGTGGGCCCCGTGGGCCCGACTGGACTCGACTACAACACCCTGTTTCGCAAGATGGACCGGATGCGCCTGGAGCCCGACGAGTACGACGAGCTCGAGGCGGATATCCGGACGATGGAATTCGCCGCGCTGGAGGCGATGAGTGCAAGAGATTGAGGCACGTCCTCGCAGCATCACAATAGATAAGCAAAAGGCCCTGACGCGGGAAACGTTCAGGGCCTTTTTATTTCCTCCGTACTGACCTACGAAAGAACATGGAATGAATGATAGCACCAACCGGCCGCGAATGAAGCTGGCCATCGAATGGTTGAAGGGTCTCAAGATGGATATACCACACAGCAAGTGGGTCATGTTTTCGGTCGGCGTTTATGTGCTGGCCGCAGCATTCGACAAGATCGCTTCCGCGGTCGGTTCGCTGATGCCGTTGCTCCACTAACCGATACGCAAGAACAACGATACCGCCGCTCAACGCGGCTCTTTTTACGGGTGCATGAATGACCGAAGAACGCCGCGTACAGCTTGTCGCCGAGGTGGACACGACCCGCACGCGCGCCGGGTTCACCGAGATCGGCCAGCAGGCCAGCACGATGGCGCAGCAGGTGGCCCAGGCCGGCGACCGCGCCGAGCGTGCCGTCGGCAACGTCGGTGCCGGCGCGTCGACCGCGTCGCGCAACGTCGACGCTGCGCAGCGCAACATCATCGCGGCTATCCAGCGCACGACGACCGCAATGGAGGCCGGCGGACGCCAGACGGCCGCGTACTACGAACTGCTGGCGCGCCAGCGCGGCGTCGACCCGAGCGTGCTATCGCCGTACATCGCCCAGCTGCGCGCGGTGGAGCAGGCGCAGGCGCGCACAGGCGCGTCGGCCGGGGCGTCAGCCGCGCAGATCTCCGCGGCGATGCGCACGGTGCCGGCGCAGTTCACGGACATCGTGACGGCGTTGCAGGGCGGCCAGCAGCCGCTGACGGTGCTTCTGCAGCAAGGCGGCCAGCTGCGCGACCAGTTCGGCAGCACCGGCACCGCTGCTCGCGCGCTGGGCGGGTACATCCTCGGCCTGGTGAACCCGTACACGGTCGCCGCCGGTGCCGTCGGCGTGCTGGCCCTCGCGTACAAGTCGGGTGCCGACGAGGCAGAAGGATTCAGGCGCGCGCTCATCTTGAGCGGCAACGCGGCCGGTGCGACGTCCAGCCAGCTCGAGGACATGCGCCGCAACGTGGCGGCGATCTCGGGCTCGCGCGAGGCCGCCGACGCGCTGGCGCAGCTCGTGCAAACGGCCCAGGTACCGGCCGAGAGCCTGCAGAAGTTCGCCGTTCTGGCCGTCGACGCGCAACGCGTCCTTGGTCGCAGCGTCGAGGAGACGGTCGGCGAGTTCGAAAAACTCGGCAAGTCGCCGCTCCAGGCCCTGAACGCGATCGATGATAAGTACCACTTCATCAGCGCGTCGACATACGCGCAGGTGAAGGCCCTGCAGGATCAGGGCAAAGCGACTGAGGCGGCGAATGTGGCCCAGCAGGCGTATGCGGCCGGCGTGCAGGAACAGAAGGATAAGGTGCTCGCCACGCTCAACAGCTGGGAGAAAGCCTGGCTCGGCCTGAAGATGTACGCGTCGGACGCGGCGAACGCCGTGGTCGACTTCGCCGGCGGCCGCGAGGCCAGCAATATGGAGAAGATAAACGCGCTGCTGAAGGAGCGCGACGGTCTTGAGGCAAGCAAGGCGCGTGCGCAGGCACGCGGCCTTGCTGCTGACGTTGCCGCATACGATGCGCAGCTCGACGCCAACAAACGCGCGATCAATGCTATTCGGGATCGCGCGGATGCCGAGAAGGCACGGGCGAAGGCAGAAGCCGATGCCCAGAAGGTCGATGACGCCCGCAAGCAGTGGATGAAGGACGGCGATCAGTACTTGACCCGTCAAGCGCAACTGGAGCGTGACGTCACGAAGGCGCGCAACGAGGGTGCCGCCGCAAACCTGTCGTCGGTAGAAATCGAAAAGCGTGTCGCCGATATTCGCAAGTCGTATGCGGACATCTTCAACGCCGGCATCGATTCCAATATCGCGGCCATGAAGCGCCGCGACCAGGTCGCCGACGTGATCGAGCAGCGCGAACTGGCCCGGATCTCAGCCGCGCGCGCCGCCGGCAGTATGACAGACGAGGAGGCCATCAACGCGACGGTAAGGACCGAGTTGGCTGCATTCGACCGGAAGCGCGTCCTGCTGGAAGCCGAGCTCGACCTGACGAAGCGGAAGGCGAACAGCGTCAAGGAGCAGACTGATCTGGAAGGCCAGATCAGCGTGCTGGATGAGCAGCGCAAGAGTCGTGCGATCCAGCTGTCGAACGACCTGTTCGCGGCAGAGCAGCGCCGCTACCGCCAGGCCGTCAACAGCGCTGCCGACGTGATCGAGAAGGAGCAAGCCGAGCGGAAGAGTCAGGAGGATCAGACTCGTGCGCAGCTGGACTATAACGAGCAGATCGGGCTGAGCCAGAAGCAGATCGCGGCCCTCACAGCGTCGCGCCTGCTCGACATCGCTGCGCAGAAGGAAGCTAAGGCCGTTGTTGCCGAGGGCTGGGACTTGACGGGCGAACGCGCGGCAAGCATCCGGGCGGAGGCAGCGGCGATTCGCGAGCGCGCGGCCGCCGTGCTCGACGGCGCTGAGAAGCAGCAGCGGTACGACAACTGGAAGCAAGCCGTCGACCAGTACGGCCAGGTGTTCCAGCAGGGCTTCGCCGACATGCTGAACAACGGCAACGCCGGCTGGCAGTCGTTCACGAAGTCGCTCGTGACCACGTTCAAGACGTCGGTTGCGGACCAGATCTACAAGATGTTCGCGCGACCGATCATCGTGCAGCTGGTCGGCAACTACCTCGGCGTCGGCCAGGCGGCCATCGCCGGCGAGATCGCGAGCCAGCCGAACGGGTATGGTGTGGCCGCCAACAGCGGTGCAGGCGGTGCTAATAGCGCAATCAGTGCCGCCCAAGTGGCGTCGGGCCTGTACAAGCTGACGAATGACGGTTTCGAAGGCATCAGTACTTCTGTAGCGAATGCAGTTCAGGCAGGTTTCGACAAGACCGGGCTGAGCGGCATGTTTGAAAGTGCGGCGCCGAACTATGACTTATCGACTGGGATCGCGGGCAACGGCGCTGCGGCGACAGGTTTCGGGACGGCCGCAAGCACCGCCAGTGCCTATTTGGCCGGGGTCGCGATTGGCCGAGAGCTGGGCAACTCGATCTCGGGCAAATATGGGGTCACCGATAACAACCGCGCCTTCGTCAACTGGAACACGCTCCTGAGCCCATGGGCGATCGGAGGCGGCCTAGTCGGCGGGTTGATAAATCGCGCTTTCGGCATGGGCTCCAAAGATGTAACGGCTCAAGGGATAAGCGGAACGTTGAGTGCTACAGACCTGACCGGTCAGAGTTACGCCAAGTGGCATCAGGATGGCGGGTGGTTCCGGTCAGATAAGGACGGGACCGACACGAAGGCGCTGACCGATGCAATGGTCAAGCAGTTCACACAAGGCTTGCGGTCAATCGAAACGGCTTCGTCCGGCTTTGCCTCTTCGCTGGGCGTGTCGGCTGACTGGATCTCGACGTATAGCAAAACCTTCGACCTTGCGCTGACCGGCGATGCAACGAAAGACGCGCAGGCAATCACCGACTTCTTCGCCGACATCGGGGACGAGATCGCCAACAAGCTCGTGCCGAATCTGGCTGACTTCGCGAAATCCGGCGAGGCGGCGTCGGCAACGCTCGAGCGCCTGGCGGGCGACTTCAAGGGAACCGATCGGGTCGCGCAACTTCTAGGTCGATCGGCCTCTGTGCTGTTCGGTGCGACGGGTTTCGAGTCGGCGAAAGCGCGTGAGAACCTGATTGAGCTGGCTGGGGGGCTGTCGACGCTGAGCTCTGAAGCGTCGTTCTTCAACCAGAACTTCCTGACGGATGCCGAGCGGATCAAGCCGGTGGCGGAAGCGCTGGACAAGGCACTCGCGAGCCTGGGCCTCGACACCATTCCGGCAACGCGTGACGAGTTCAAGGCGTTGGTCAACAGCTTGATCGATTCGGGCGCCGCAGCGACCGAAGCCGGCGGCAAGCAACTCACGTCATTGCTTGCGCTGTCCGAGGCGTTCGCTCAAGTTCACACGGAAACCGTATCGGCAACGGATGCGGTGAGCAAAGCCGCCGCCGCGCTGCAGGCCATGAAAGATTCGGCCTCGACGCTGCTCGGTGGCGTGGACAACGCGTTCTCCGCGCTGCAGAAGGTCGTCGCGCGTGAGAAAACCGCCGTCCAGGCCAGTGTCACGGCCCAGACAGCGGCAGTTGCGAAGCTCCAAACCCTGTCGCAGGCGCTGCGCAGCACGCTCGACAGCCTGAAGTCCCCGGACCAGAAGGCGGCCGAGCGGGCAAGTGCCCAGGCGCAGATCCGTGCGGCGCTGGCGATCGCGAAAGCGGGTGGCGCGCTGCCGACGGCGGACAGCCTGCAAAAGGCGCTCGCCGCGGTGACGCAGGATGCTTCCGACCAGTTCAGCAGCTACGCGGACTACCTGCGGGATCTGTACCAGACGCAGAACGATCTCTCGCAACTGGCCGATATCACGGACAACTCACTGTCGGTCGAGCAGCAGTCGCTCGACGCATTGCAGGCCCAGCTGACTCGTCTGGACGACATGGTAGCCCAGGGCCAGGAGCAGATCGACTTGCTGAAAGGCCAGTCGATAGCAACACTGACCTTGGCTCAGGCGATGTCTGGTCTGCAAACCGCGATCACGGGCGCGCAGGCGAATCCGATCGTCGGCGCTACGTCCAGCATTGCGAACATGTACCAGCAGTTGCTTGGCCGTCCCGCGGATCAGGCGGGCCTTGAGTACTGGCAGAACGCTATCGCGGGTGGCTCTACGCTCGACTCAATTCGTGACGCGATCATGAATAGCGACGAGTACAAGAAGCACCTGCACCCGTTCGCGGTCGGTACGAACTCCGTTCCGGAGGACATGCCGGCGTTCATCCATAAGGGCGAGCGGATCATCCCTGCGGCCGATAACCGGGCGCTCATGGCGCGGCTGGCCAGCCCTTCGAGCAACAACGAGGCGCTGGCTGCGGAGATCAGGGCGTTGCGCGAGACGGTCGCACAGCAGCAGGCGGCGCTGGATCGCATTGCGACTAACACGAAGGAGCATAAAGACATGTTCGAGCAATCGACAGGTGGTGGCGGCCCGATGCTGGTGGAGGTGACCTGATGGCGGCAACATTGAGTGTTCTCTCACCTGTGACCGTTGACAGCTCGATCCTTATCAGTAGCACGGTTCCGGAGACCGACTACACAGCATGGGGCAGCAGTACCAACTACACGGCTGGTACTCGCTGCATCAGTACCGTTACGCACCGCATTTATGAGTGCGTGACGGCGCACTCCAACAAGGATCCGACAGTCATCGACAACCAGGCTGGAGCAACGGTTTATTGGCTCGATGTTGGGCCGACAAACCGGTGGGCTATGCTCGACGGCGAGGTGAGCACCCAAACGGTTGCCGCCTCGCCGCTGACGGTGGTCATGCGCCCGGGGAGCTTCAACGGACTGTATTTGGCTGGCCTGGATGCGTCGTCGATCAGCATCACGGTAAAGGATGCCCCGGGCGGAGTGGTCATCTACAGCTACTCGGGCCCGCTGGAGGGCTCCCAGCCGGCCGACTACGACGAGTACTTTTTCGACCGCTTCAAGCCGCTGACAGACTTCCTGTCCAGCTACATCGACCAGTACAACGACGCCGAGTTGACGGTAGTGCTTACGTCCACGGGAGGCACCGTGAAGTGCGGTGTCCTGGCGGTGGGTGACCTTCGCGCACTGGGTCGAACCCAGCGCGGCGCCAAGGCCAAGCCGAAGACGTTCAGCTACATCAAGACCGACGACTTTGGGCGCGCTTCGATCAAGCGGCGAAAGAGTGCGAAGGACATGTCCGCTTCGGCGCTTCTCGACCTTTCCGAGGCGAATACGGTCACCGACCTGATTCAGGGCCTGCTCGACGTTCCGGCGGTTTGGATCGCCTCCGATGGCCAGGAGTACGGTGCGCTTCGCGTTTTTGGCCTGGGCAGTGGCGAAGTGTCATTCGACGGCGCAAATTACTGCCAACTCTCTCTCTCTGTACAAGGACTCATCTGATGGCACTACTCACGCCACCACCGGTTGCGCCTCAGCGGGGCGATCGTACAACCTTCGCCGCGCGCGTCGACGCGTTCATTACTTGGCTTATCAATTTTGTGAGCGAGCTTGTCGCTCTTGTGGCCGGACTAAATACCCTTGCCGCTGGCGGTGCGTATTCGATCCCATACAAGTTGCTCTACGGCACGGGCGATATCGATCCAGGTACGGGCAATATGCGTCTGAATAACGCCACGCAGAATGCCGCCACGGTGTTGCGACTGGACACGTCAAGCTCGGCGGGAATCGATGTGCTTGGGTTGCTAAACGACTTCGTCGCATCGTCGAGCACCGTCACGGGAACTATCCGCCTGCAAAAGATCGGTGACCCCTCGAAGTGGTTGACGTTCAACGTTACTGGTATGACTCAGATGACCGGGTACGTGAACGTTTCTGTCGTAAATAGAGGGGGGAGTGCTGCTAACCCGTTCAGCGATACCGATCCAGTCATGCTGTTCTTTCAGCGTACGGGCGATAAGGGTGACACGGGTTCGGCCGGTTCTCTCGTCACCGGAATCATGCACGTCAACGACACGAAAGCTGCAGGTACGTCGAATGGCTCGCCTTTAAACGGCACCAATGTTCGTACGTTGAACACTGTCGCTCGCAATACCATCGGTGCCGGCGCTTCTCTGGCATCCAACCAAGTGACACTTCCGGCTGGCACATATCGGGTCGAAGGCAATGCTCCAGCATATGGCGTGGGCTCGCATCGCGCTTACCTCTACAACGTTACGACCCCCGCTGTTCTCGTGCTCGGCTCATCCGAAGGTGATAACGGCAGTCAGTCGAGGTCATGGGTTCGTAGCGAATTTGTGCTGAGTGCTTCAGCGACGCTCGAGCTGCGCCATTGGGTAGGTTCCACGTCTGGCAGTCTGGGGAACCCGACATCCTCCGGTTTCAGCGAAATTTATTCCGAACTCTTTTTTGAAAAGCTTGCGTGATGGATGAAATCATTGAACAGCCGGCCCCGTCGGCAATTCCCGACCCGCAGCCCATGCGGTACGTGACCTATCTGGACGATGGTACTCTCGACGGCTGCTTTCTGCAGGTGCCACCGGGCGAGCACGTCGCGCGCATGATTCCGGTGGACGAAGTTATCGCAGGCGACTGGGTTCATTTTCACGCCAATGGGGCGCGTGACGGCGTCGAAATGGTAGTGCTCGTGCCGCCGGCGGCTTCGATCGTGCCGCAAAAGGTCACGCGGCGCCAAGCGCGTCAGGCTCTTTTGCTGGCTGGCCTGTTGGATGACGTGCCGTTGGCTATCGCGGCGCTCGATGACGGTACACCTGAAGGCAAGCAGAAAATGCGGTTGGCGCAGATCGAGTGGGAAGACTCGCTCGAGTTCGAGCGCTCACGGCCGTTGGTCGTTGAGATCGGCCACGCGATCGGCCTGAACGCCGAACAGATGGATGCGCTGTTCGTCACCGCCGCGGGGCTGTGATGCGGGCCGCCTTCTACAAAGGCACGCACGCCGGAATGCCGGGTGTTTATAACCGCCTGGTGCGCTGGTGGACGCGTAGCCCGTACTCGCACGTCGAGTTGATCTTCTTCGATGGCGGCCCGTCCGACGGCAGCCAGGCAGCGTCGGCGTCGTATATGGACGGCGGCGTGCGGTTCAAGTGGTTCACGTTCGACCCGGCGCTCTGGGACTTCGTCGACTTGCCTGACCATTTGGCGTTGCCGGCGATTCAGTGGTTCGACGGTCACGAAGGCGATGCTTACGACCTGCTCGGAAACGTGCATTTCGTGTTCTCGCCTGTCGGTGACGACAAGCGGAAGTGGTTTTGTAGCGAGGCGGTCGCCGCTGCACTGGGTATGCCGGATCCGGCGCGCTTCGATCCCGGGACGCTGCATGCGGCCCTCACATTCCTCACTCAACCCGCTCCCGCGGGTTTTTTTACGCCCATCGAAAGGCAAACATGACCCAAGTAACCGCGCCCGAAGCGGGCAGCTACGCCGGCGCCGTCGTCGCAATTGTCGCATCCCTGACCCTGACCCAGTGGGGCATCATCGCCGGCATTGTCACGGCACTGATCACGTGTGCGGCGAACGTCGTCTACATGGCCCGCAAGGATCGCCGCGAAGAGCGCGCGCTCGATGCGCAACTGGGAGTCAAGCAATGATGGCCCGGGTCAAAGCAGGCCTGCAGTTGGTAGGCAAGTACATCTGGGCCGTGCTGCTGGTCCTGTACCCGTTCGCCGATCAGATCATTGCTGCCGTTGAGGGCTGGATGCCGACCCTGGCCCCGCACCTGGGCGCCAATACCTTTCGCTACGTGGGCCTGACGATCGTCGGCATCAAGTTCGCGCTGCAGGTGTACCGCGGCTGGCTGCAGGTCGAGGCGCTGCTCACGAAGAAAGCCAGAGGCGGGTGACATGGCGGCTGAACAGATCAAGACGCCGCGGCGCGGCCTGTTGGCCGTCGTCGGCACCATCGCTGCGGCTGCGCTGCTGGCGTTCACGCCGGTGCAAGAGGGCCGTGTCCTCAAGACCTACCGCGACATCGGCGGCGTACTGACGTACTGCGATGGCGCGACGGAAAACGCCCAGGCCGGCAAGACGTACACGCCGGCTGAGTGCGACGCGCAGCTAGACCGCGACCTGGAGCGGCACGCTGCCGGGATCGCGAAGTGCGTGCCGATGGATCGCCTCACGGACGGCCAGAAGGTGGCATTCGTCGACGCGGCTTTCAACATCGGCGTGCCGGCGTTCTGTGGATCGAGCATGGCGCGGCGCGCGAACGCGGGCAACATGATTGGCGCCTGCAACGCGCTGTTGATGTGGAACCATGCTGGCGGCCGGGAAGTTACGGGACTGACTAAGCGCCGCGAACGTGAGCGGGAACTCTGCATGAGAGGAATGAAATGAAAAAAGTCAGCTCAAAATTATGGATGGGCGATAGCGGCTACACGCTGTTCTTTTGCCCAGGTTGCGAACGACCGCACGCTGTCGGGGTAAAAGGAGCTGGCGCATGGGGGTATAACGGCGATGCTGAGCGACCGACGTTCACGCCATCCGTCGGCGTCAACATGGATCGCGGCGCCCCTGATGAGCCGCTTTGCCATTCGTTTGTCACTGATGGCCGGATCCAGTTTTTGACCGACAGCGAGCACGCATTGGCTGGGCAGACGGTCGATCTGCCGAACTGGCCCGAGCACTGGGCTGTCTCGTGATCGCCGCCATCCTCCTGCGCCTCGGCATTCCGCGCTGGGTCGCCATTATGGTGCTCTGTTTGCTCTCGGCCGGCGCCGTCCACTGGTACCGCGGCCATCTCATCGACACCGGCATCGCCATCGAGGCGGCGCGGCGCGTCAAGATCGACGTCGAGCGCGATCGGCAGGCAAGGGTAGCACTCGACGACGCGAACGCGCGCGTCCGCAACGCCCAGGCCAACCTCGACGGCGCAATGAACAGCCTCGCCAAACTTCAAACGGAGCTCACCCATGAACAAGCGAATTCGGCTGCACTGCAGTCTGACCTTACTGCTGGCCGTCGCCGGCTGTCAGTCGCCATTACCGGGGCCTGCCACGCTGCTACGGGCCGACACGATCAAAGTGCGCCCGCTGCCGGCCTGGATCCGGCAAGCGGCCCAGCAACCGCAAGTCTCGACGGACGAGTTGCAGCAGATCTTGAATGGCTGCGGCAGACCAGGAACGACGTCATCGTTGGCCTGCAGGCCTGTACTGCAGCCTACGACGCAGTGAAGGTCGCATCTGATAAGCAGGTGCCATGA